GGCGTCGTTGCCCGCGAGCGTGCGCGCGTCGTGGTCGAAATGGAGACTGCTGCGCGCGAAGCGAACCGGCGCGCCGGCAAGTCGAACATCGAGGTCACGGACGAACAACGCCAGAAGATCGAGCTTCTGGCCGATGGATACGCAAAGGCTCGCGCCCAGCTTGAGCAACTGAACGGCCCGCTCGCATCGTTCGCGCGCGAAAGCCGGAATGTTGGCGAGCAGCTTGAGCACCTGGCGGCGGATTCCCTCGACCGGATCGCCAGCGACTTCGGCGACATCGTCGCCGGCACCAAGTCCGTCGAGGACGCGTTTCGGTCGATGGCGCAGTCGATCATCTCTGAGCTGGCGAAAATCGCCATCAAGAAGGCGGTGCTTGGGCCGCTGGCCGATCTGTTCAGTGGCGGCGCTGGCGGCGGGCCGCTCAATCTCCTCAGTTTCATGGGTAAGGCGTCAGGTGGCTATGTCAGCGGCCCCGGCAGCAGTACCAGCGACAGCATCCCCGCCCGGCTGTCGAACGGGGAGTTTGTCGTGAACGCTGCCGCGACGCGCCGGCACCGCCAGCTTTTGGAGGCCATCAACTCTGGCCGCGGGATGGCGGCCGGTGGGATAGTATCTCCGCCGACAATGCCTTCGCTCGCGGCTCCACGCGCCGCCGGCGCCTCGGTCATGGTCAATGTGATAAATCAGGCCAGCACCGCGCAGCCGGAGGTTCGCCAGCAACCTGATGGAAATATCGAGGTCATCGTTCGCGACATGGTGCGGGGCGTGATGGCCGACGATGCGCGCACGAACGGGCCGATCTCGCGCTCTATGATGGCGCGGGCGCGCGGTTTCGGAGGTCGATAAATGGCGCTCCCGACCTGGCCGGCCGGTGTGCCGACGATGCCGCTCCTGTCGAGCCATAGCATCGAGCCGATGCTGGCGCCGCTGCGCACGGAGATGGACGGTGGAAACATCCGGCAACGCTCGCGGCCGGGCGATGATGTCGCAGTCATTCAGCAGACGGTGGTGATGACGCCGGCGCAGTACGATGATTTGGTCACCTGGGGTAAGGGCACCATCGGCAAGTGGACTGGGCGGTTTACCGCTAACGTCTGGCTCGGATCGTCCTGCGCCACCAAGACTTGCGAGTTCGACGGCGGCGCGCCGAAGCCGTCGGCCTTCTCCGCGCGGCGGATTGCGGTGTCGATGAAGTTGCGCGTGTACGGAGTCTGACGTGGCGACTATCGAAGAAGCGATGGACGAAGCGCGTGCTTCGGTGAAGCCGGGCCAGTTGGTCTATTTCACGCTCGAACTGCAGCACTCGACGTTCGACGTGCCGGCCCGTGTCGTCAGCGGCGCGACGGAAGACATGCAGTTCGGTATCGAGGCTGGTGCAGTCCATGATGCGGGTCAGATGGTGGCATTCATTGCGTGCCCGTTTCGCGCCGATCCGCCGGAGGTTCGCGAGGGCCTGCCGCCGCAGTGCAAGGTATCTATCGACAACGTCACGCGCGAACTTTGGCCGCTGATCGAGGGCGCCAAGATGGTCCGCGAGGCGATCAAAGTCATCTATCGCGAGTATGTCAGCGACGATCTGTCGGAGCCGGCCTATGGCCCGATCGAGTTCTTGCTTAAGGAAGTTACGATGACCGGCACGACAATCACCGGCGTCGCGACCGTGAACGACCTGCTCAACAAGCGGTTTCCGAAACAGGATCAGAACTACAGCTATCGGGATTTCCCGAGCCTGCTGCCGTGACCGCCCGCCGCGCCTTCCTCGCCGGCCTGATCGGCAAGACGTGGGACTGGCAGTCCGGCAATTGCTGGGATTTTGCGGTCCACGTTCAGCGCGAGTTGTTCGGCCGCGATTTGCCGTCCGTTGCGGTCCCAGCCGAGCAGCGCAAGCGGTGGGTGCTGGAAGCTTTCGATGCGCATCCAGAGCGCCAGAACTGGCACGAGGTTGAGAACGGTCCCGGTGGCCTTGTCGTGGCCGCCGATGGTGCGTTGGTGCTGATGGCTCACTTGCGCATGCCGGCGCATATCGGCGTCTGGCTCAAGCCAGAGGGTCTTGTGATCCATTGCAGCGAGACAAATGGCGTCTGTGCCGAGACGCCGCTGGCCTTGCGGGCGCAGGGCTGGAAACAGTTGCGATTTTTCGAGCCGAGGGCAGTCTGATGTCTGCACCATCCTATTTCGTTGTGCGCAGCGACGTGTCGGCCGAGGCCGGCCAGCAGCGCGTCTATGGCTGCCACGACAACGAGGAATCGGCGGCCGAGGAAGCGCTGCGCCTTGCCGCGACCTATTACGGCGACTTTGCGGTGGTCGGCCCGGCACCGGTTGCGTTGAACATCGTGCGCGAGGGCGGCGTGCAGGCCGTCCGCGCCGAGCCCGTCGAGCAGGAATAGCTTTTCATCATCGGAGAATTGACCATGGAGCGTCGCGCTTTTCTGCGCGGGCTGTTGCTCGCACCTATCGCTGCGCCGGTTGCCGCGAAGGCGATGGCGGCGCAGCCACTGTGCATTGCCAACAACTTCACTGTTGTGACGAATGCTGTTGGCGGTGTTGTCGGATGCAGGCTGACGGAGCCTCTCTCGATCTTCACAGTCGCCAGCATCGACGGCAAGCCGCACATCGCGGTTCGTGGCGATCTTGTCAGCGATCTCAACGAAATCGCAACCGAGCAGAACGCAAGGCTCGCCTGACCACCATGTCCAGCCCCGCCCGCAAACTCCCGGCCGTATCGCCGGGGCGCTCCCGCCCGCGCCGCGAGCGTCGCAGTGCGGCCGCGCGCCAGCCCGTGCTGCATGTCGTGGCGCCGGGCCTCGAGGTCGCCCGCGAGACGCCGCGCAAGGGCGAGACGGTGACGGCCTTCCTGCGCCGCACGGGCTGGGCGTACCGCGATGCGAAATACGGCTGGCAGTTTCGCAAGGGCCTGCCGACGATCCTTCAAGTCAATGGCGAGTGCGTCCTTCGCAAGGACTGGCGCACCACGCGCATCGCCGCGAACGACAATGTGCGCTTCGTCTCGTTTCCGCGTGGCGGCGGCAAGGGTGGCACCAAGCAGGTTATCGGCCTTGTCGCGCTGGTCGCACTGGCGGCATTCGCCGGCCCGCTCGCCTCGGCCGGGCTGGGCGCTCTCGGCATCGCGCCAACAACGGCAATCATCGGCGGCCTGACCGCCGGCCAACTCGCGACCGGCGCACTGCTGCTTGGCGGCTCTCTGCTGATCAGTGCGCTGACCGCGCCGAAGCCGGGCGCCACCAACGATCCCGACGCCAAGATCGATCAGATCTACAGTGTGCAGGCGCAAGGCAATGCCGCGCGCCTCGGCCAGCCTCTGCCGGTCTGGTACGGTCGGCTGAAGCACTATCCAGACTTCGCTGCCAGTCCGTGGGGCGAGTTCGTCGGCAACGATCAGTATCAAAACATCTTGCTGTCCACCACGCTCGGCAAGATGGAGTACGAGACGCTGTTCGTCGACGACACGCCGATGTGGAAGGCTGTGGGCGGTGTCCAGCCGGGCTTTTCGTCGGCGCAGGTTGCGTTTTACGAGCCGGGGCAGGCCGTCACGCTGTTTCCGGTCAACGTCCATCAGGCCGCGGAGGTGTCTGGCCAGCAGCTTCCAGACGGCTCGCCGGGCGCGTGGCTCGGCGGATTCATCGCCAATCCGAGCGGCACCGAAGCGACTGCAATCGCGCTCGATTGGGTGTTTCCCGGAGGATGCTTCCGCATCGACGATGAAGGCAACACCATATCGGCCAGCGTCACGCTGACTGCGCAGTACCGGCCGGTCAACGGCGCCGGTGCGCCGACCGGCGACTGGTCCACGCTGTTCTCGGTGACGCGCACCTATGCCAATCGCTCGCCGATCCGCGATGGCGTGAAAGAGTACCTGCCGGCCGGGCGCTACGAGGTGCGCTTTCGGCGCGATACTGCGCTGCCGGCGCAGAACAAGGGCACCAGCGAGGTCGTGTGGGCTGGGCTGCGCGCCTTCCTGCAAGGCGACAACAAGTTTCCGGTCTCGACTGTCGCGATCCGCATCAAGGCATCGGAGAGCACGCAAGGCTCGTTCCGGTTCGGCGTGCTCGGCACGCGCAAGCTGCCGGTCTGGAACGGCTCGACGTTCGTTGAGCAGGCGACCCGCAATCCGGTGTGGGCCGCGCTCGATATCGCCACCAACGCCAGTTACGGCGCCGGCCACGCGCTGTCCAAGGTCGATTTCAATGCCATCGTCAATCATGCGACGGCGGCAGGCACGCGTGGCGACAAGTTCGATTACATCTTTTCAGCAGCGGAGAGCGCTCCGGATGCCATCGATAAGGCGCTGACCGTCACGCGCGCCCGCCATTTCTGGCTTGGCGACACGATGTCCGTGGTGCGCGACGAATGGCGCGACGTGCCGACCATGATGCTGACCGACCGTGAGATCGTGCGGGACTCGGTGGAGATCGGCGTCGAGCTGTTGACCGAACGCGACCCGGACGCCGTGACGATCGAATACGTCGATGAAACCACGTGGCGGCCGGCATCGGTGCAGTATCCGCCGGATCAGGGCGCCGGCGGCTTCAACGCGGTGCAGGCTGAGACGAAGCGGCTGGATGGCATCGTCAATCGCGGCCACGCCTTCCGTGAAGCGGCGTTCTACTACCTGCAATCGATTTATCGCCGTGAGTTCGTCGGCCTCAAGACAGAGTATGAGGGCAGGGCGATCACCTACGGTCAGGTGTTGCGGGTCCAATCCGAACTGCCGATGTCCTATGGCCAGTCCGGCGCCGTTCTCGCGGTCGATGGCAACAAACTGACGCTCGATCCG